GAAGAAAGAAACAAGAAATCATTCTTAATCTGCAAATGACTTTAGAAAACGGCAAGTTGAATTTTCCATACGGTAATGAAGAAAGTCGAAGAACAACCTCCGCTTTAATTGAAGAAATGTCTATGTTTGCAATTACTGAACGAGGAAAGTTTGAGGGTGTTGGGGCATATGACGATATGGTAATGAGCCTTGCTTTAGCAAATGCCGCAACATACCAAGCAACAGATAACTTCATACTGCTAGATGATATGGGAATCTTTGACGAACCGAAGGTTAAGCCGAGAGGTATAGGAATAGGTTTGAACTTTTGAGGTGTAATTATGTGGAAGGACATCTTAAAAATAAGCGACTATGAGAGGGCAGTTGCAGAAGAGTTTGCTCCCGAAGATGTTTCAAAACCAATGGATGATATGGTTGAAGAAGAAAAAAATAAAATTAGAGAAAAGGCAAAGGAAACAATGGGGTGGCCTTTTCAATCACCTACTGTATATCAATACTCGCCAATACACGCTGTTGATGATAGATGGAGAGCAGAAAAGAGAGCATTCGATGAAATGGTGCAATCAGGAGAACTTATTCCAAGAATAGGAAAAATAAAAAAGATTCCTCAACATAAAGCACATGGCGGATATAAATATACGGGAATTCACTACTATAACCATGTAAAATTCGGAGGTGATTAAGTGCCAACGGCTCAACAATATCGAGAAAGTGCTAACCAAATGAATCGGTTGGCTGAATTAGAAGAGGAAGAACAACAGGCAAAAGAAACTGTTGAAGAAGAACTTGATATTGATTTAGATACAAAACTAGCAAGTGTGCTTTCTACTGGGAGCGTATTGTCTGAACTTGAAGAGATAAACAAAATATCTGAGGCATACAAGATTAACGCTACTGATGCTCGAAAGATGCTCAATAATTTTCCAAAAGAATATACTGTAAATGATAAAAACATTCCCGACCTCATTAAGCAAATGAGAAAGTCAAGAAGAGTATTGAAAGGCGAACAAAGAGAAAAGATGACAAAGGCCATTGATACTATGATTGATGCTTATACAGACCATCTACACAAGTGTTTCAATTCTATTCATTGGTTATCTCAATATCGAGAACCTTTTCTTAAGATGAGATTTAATGAAAAAGACCTACACAAACTCAACAAGATGAACGACTCAGAAAGCCGAAGAGAAGTCATTGATTCTCTTTGCAAATACTGGGAGGCTGAACTTGAGCAAAAGGGAATGCCATACTCAAAGGATTATTCTATGCTTGCTAAAACAATGTCAAGCGCAAAGAAAGATTTTAGAAACGCAATTGCAAAAGTTACTGACCAATCAGTTACTAAATCAAAAAGACAACGGCAAGAAGAATTTGTTCTAAAAGCAGTTTGTAATACGCAAGGAATTACTGCTCAACAAATTTATGATAGAATGCCAATGAATATGTTGAAATCTACAAGTCCACAAGTCATTTCAAAGATGATTAAGAAATTAGATATTGTTTCTGTTGATGGTTCATATTACAAATTACCAAGTGAACTAAAGAAGAATATTTGGGCTTATTGTGCTGCATTCATTGATTCAGACGGATATATCACACTTGACCGCAATATGAATCCTAGAGTGGGATTGGTTGCAACAGGACAACGTGGCCGAGCCTTCATGGAAGAGATGCATAAGTCTATTGGTTTTGGCCGTATGCACCTTGACCAAAAATCTCCACAAGATACTCGTTTAATCAATAGATTAAATTTTTATTCTCAAGATGATGTAACCAAACTATTGACGAAGTGTTTACCTCATTTTAGATTAAAGAAAGGCAATGCTGAATTACTTCTTGAATTAATTCGTATGAAGAAATCTTACAAGAAAGCAGATTGGTATAAAGAACGTTGTGATGAAATTTTTAAATTAATGAAGTGGGAAAACCATAAAGACCATGTGGGATTTGATTGGCTAAAGGAAGGTATTTATTTGGATGATATACAGAAGTATAAAGATAATTGTAAAATGTCTGTTATGGATGAAATAGAAAATATTGGAACTATTGTCAAAGGTTCTTCTAATCCCTATTTAAGAAATAAGAAAAATTTAGGTGATAAAGAAGTAGACCACATCATTTCTACTACTCAAAGGCTTCTTAGAACAAAACCTGAAAACCTCGATGAAAGAGGTAGAAAAATATTTAACGAATTAGAAAGAGCACATATTATGTATAAGTCTGGTCAGAATTACAGTTATGCTATCGGAAGAATGCAAAAATATATTAAAGAGCATATTGAAAAATATGGCAACATACAGGGATGATTACTATGTCATTATGGTTTGAAGAACTAAAGAAAGAAAAAGACGCTTGTTATCATAAGGTGCGAAGCCGTTATAAGAAATGGCCTTCAGCATACGCTTCAGGTGCTTTAGTCCGTTGTCGTAAAGTTGGTGCAAAGAATTGGGGAAATAAATCAAAGAAAGTAAAGAAATCTTGTGATTGTGTTTCTAAAGGTGGAGATAATTTCAAAAGAGAAAAAAGTGAGGGACTTCACGGTTGGTTTTCAAGAAGAGGTGGAAAAGAATCAAAAGGCGGAAAAACGCAGGGAGGATGGATTGATTGTGGTTCATGTGGTTCAAAAGATGGGCCAAAACCTTGCGGAAGAAAAGATGCATCTAAAGGAACAAAAAGAAGATGTAGGCCGACTTGCGCTGCTTGTAAGACCTATAAACGAAGGAAGGGTTCACCTTGAATTGGATTAATGTTTTAAAGAAAGACCCAAAGAAAGGAACGGGAAAGAAACCTAAAGGTTCAGCAAGAAGATTATATACAGATGAAAATCCAAAAGATACTGTTCCTGTTAAATTTAAAACAGCAAAAGATGTAAGGGAAACATTTTCAAGTTCATCATTCAAATCAAAGCCACACAAAAGACAATCGCAAATTATCAATTTAGTTGAACAAAGGGCAAGAGTTGCAGCAAAAAGAGCAAAAGACCCCGAAGCAAAAAAGAGATTAAATGCAGCACATAAAGTAGCACTAGCAAGAAAAGAATCTAGCAAAAGAAAAACCGAGAGGATGAAAGCATGACTTGGAAAGATATATTGAAATTAGACATTGAAGGACTAAAGCAATCTTATTCTGGTCTAAAAGGATTGCCTGATGAAGCAATAAGAGAGTTTGATAGAAGAAATAGCCCTATGATTAATGTAAATCGTTTAATAAATGAGTTAAAGCAAAAGTATGGTGTTGGTCAAAAACTGCCTGTTGGAAGAATAGCCAAACAAGACATTGAAGCAAAAATTCTTGCTGAAATCAAAAAAGAAGGCGGAGCATTGGGAATGAAAAATCTAAAACAATTTGGAGAAGAATCTGAAATTAAAAGAGCCTTGTCTAAATTAGAAAAAGAAGGTAAAATCTTTATGCACAAAGATGGAGACATTTATACACATAAACCGAAGTGATATTATGGAAGAATGGCAAGAAATACTTAAAAAGAAGCCGTTCAAAGGCTACAACAAAAAGATTCACGCAAGAACGGGCGGATTAAGTGCTAAAGGTCGTGCTAAGTTTAAGCGTGAACAAGGTTCTAATTTAAAGCCACCAGTTACTACTAAACCAAGTAAATTAAAAAGAGGCAGCAAAGCAGCAAAGAGGCGTAAATCTTTTTGTGCAAGGTCAAGAGGATTTAAACGGGCAGATGGAACTTATAGCGAAAAAGCGAGAGCCGCCCGAAGAAGGTGGAATTGTTAATGCTTAGTCGTCGTTATGGTGTTTTTAAGCACCAAGTAAGAACGAGATTACCAAAGCGTATTCGTTATGCTACTGTTTGTCGTAAATGCAAAAGAGCACTTAAACAAAGCGATAAGTGTATAACCTGTCAAACAGAATTTGCTATATATTGGGGGCAAGCATGGTGATTATCAAAGGAAGAATGAGTTGGAAAAAACTTAAAGAAGGTATTTTAAATGATGAATTGCCGAGAGATAGAAAAAAGTATGTTAGATACACTAACTTAGCGTCAATTAATCAGAAAATGGTCATTTACTATTTAAAGTTAGGATTTAAGAAGCCCAAAAATAGAGTCACTTATTTAAAGGGTATCTTAGAAGAAATGCTCCGTTCAAGTAATGAAAGATATGATATTGAGGATAGAGGAAGCCCTTGACCGAAGCGTTGATAGGCGAGGATAGCGTAGGATTAAAACAGGGGGTGTGATTCATGGTTGAAGAAAAAAGAAGATTTAGCATTACTAATCTGTTTAGGAGACAAACTCCCAAACCTGCTGATAGAAAAGTTTACAACATGGGTATTCAAGAAAGAGAAACCAATCACATGATGACTGGCCCAATTATCTACAACATTGTTAATCAATCAGTTATTGCAAGGACTTGTATTACTCAATTAAAGCAAGAGGTATTTAGAAGAGGATATATTTGGGAAAAAGCATATGAAGCACGATGTAATAATTGCGGCAAAGAACACAAAAGACCAGTTCAAGAATGTTCTCGTTGTGAAAGCACTGACCTTAAAATTCCTGATGTTAAGCAATTAGAATATGCTGAAAAGTTTATTGAAGGATATGTTAATAAATCCGAGCAGTTATTTATTGATGTATTACAGGAACTTGAAGATGATTTAAACATTATGGATGATGCATACATTGTTCTCGTTAAAGAATATTTTATTGACGGTAATGGTAAAATTAGAATGCATCGTATTAAAGAAGTCTATCGTGGCGACCCAGTTACTATGTTTATTTATAGCGATGAGAATGGACAAAGAGGAACAAAGGGTTTCACTTGTGTAAATCATCGTGGTGTTATTCACAAAGACCCACATGAAAAGTGTGAGATTTGTAATAGTCATTTATTCCCTATTCACTATGTAAATAGAGTAAATGGAGATGACCAGCACTTTTTGAAAGGAGAAGTGCTACACTTTAGTAAATACAGTCCTTCTCGTCTTTATGGTATGTCTCCAGTTATTACTTTATTTAACAATATTATGACTCTTATTGCTATGGAGAACTATGTTAATCAATCATATACTAAGAGCAGAATGCCAAGAGGATTACTTGCAGTTCAAACCAGAAATATGGATTCAATGCGTTCTTTTTGGCGTTCAGTAAAAGAAAAGATGGAGGCCGACCCGCATTTTATTCCAGTTATGGGAATTGAAGCCGAAGGAGGTAAAGGTGCAGTTGAATGGATTAAATTCATGGATAGTCTCAAAGAGATGGATTATGTGTCTGTTAAGGATGATTTGAGAGATAGAATCTCAGCATTCTATGGTGTAAGCAAGGTATTCATGGCTGATAATACTACAAGCGGTGGATTGAATAATGAAGGTATGCAAATTCTTGTTACAAATAGAGCCGTTCAAAAAGCACAGACTGTCTATAATAATTATGTTTTCCCATTCCTTGTAAAACAATTTGGTATTACAGATTGGAATTTAAAACTACCTCCAAGCGAAGAAGAGGATGAAATTGCTGTTCTTCGTAAGCGTGAGATTGAAGTCAATATTGCTGCATCAACAAAGAATTTAGGATTTGAAGTTGATATGGATGAAGATGGCCAATTTACTTTTAAGAAGCCTGAACCTAAAGAATCTCCTGAAGAACAAGAAGAAGGAGGAGAAAAGGCTGAAACTGACCCCTATGCAGGAACAAACATTGATGCTTCACAAATGGGACAAATGCAGGAACAGGCTTTACAAGGCGGAAGCAAGCCACAGGAGAACCCTGCGACCACAAGAAATAAACCCTCCATGAGCGTAGCCCCCGATAAGAGAATGTCGGGATTGCCATTAGACGCTGGAAATCAAAATAATGACAGAAGAACAGAAAGGAGAGTTGGTTAAGATGAGTTGGAAAGAAATATTTAAACTAAGTAGAGAAGATGACCCTTCAAGAAGAAAAAGGATGCCAGCAAGAAGAAAACCACCAGTTAAACAAGTTGGTGGAGAAGATTATCTTGATTACCCTGCTCGAAATACTGCCTATGAAACCTTTGAAGACGTTTATGAGGATGCCAATGAAGCACAAGATTATTTATCAGCATTAACTAGAAATGATTTAATTGAAGAGTTTTATAAAAAACTTGACGCATTAACAGATAAAGAAATAATTGATATTCTTGTTAAGACAAAAGGAAACTTAAAGGAGATGATAAGATGAAAGAAGACCTACACCAAAAACAAAGAAGATTAACAAAAGAGTTAGCCCAAGTAAAGGCTTTAACTGCACAAGAAAATAATAAGGTAAAAAAGAATCGAGATATGTCTGTTGGATTACCAACAGATACTTCTCACAAGGCTTTGCCTTCTTCGGCAGATAATCCCGATGTTATTCTATTGCCCTCTAAGAAGAGAGGAAAGAAAGAAAACATTCCATTTTGAGGTGATTAAATGTATTATGAATTAGCCAAAGATAAGTCTTTGATGAATATTTTAAAAAAGGCTAATTTAGATGAAGAGACTTCTTCATTAGTTAATGAAGGGGCTAATGTTTCCTTAATTAAGGCTTCGTTAATAAATAACCTTACTCCTCAAAATATGATTGAATATCGTAAATACATTACGATTGCCAAGAACGAAGAAGAGGAAGAAGAAAGAAGGGCTGAAGAAAGAAGGGCTGATGAACAACGAAGCCTTGAAGAAGGTGAATCTGATTTAACAACTGAAGAAGAAGTTTATTCTTCTGAAGCAGAAAGAGAAGCAAGATTAGAAGAAGAAGCCTATGGTTCAAGAATTGATAGACAGTCTGAAGAAAAAGATGCTTATAAAGCACTATCTGAACTAGACTACCAAAAGGATATTTTGTTGGATATTGCTGAAAAAGCGGATGTTCAAGTTGTTGAAAAGAGAGTAAGAAATAAAACAATTAAACAGACTGTCGTTAGAGGGGCTATGAAAGATTATCTCAAATTAGGTGCTACTGCTGCTAAGTCTAGTAAATTACTCACATTATTGACTTTAATCAAAAAAGACCCTGACTACTTAAATAATAAATATGGGAAACTTTTAGTTGATGGAATTTTAACTGGTAAAAAATACAATTTGAGTAGAACTCAAAGTAAAGAAGAAAGAACAGGAAAGGATATTGATGTTAATAGAATAGATAGAACGCTTAAAGGTATTTTAGATGAAACCTATGAAGTCGAAGGAAAAGAATCAATTGACTTCTTAAAAGTCTTTGAACTATTACATACTCAAAAATATGGCAGAAAGCCAAGAAATCTTGTGGATAGAACAAGAGTTAAAAGAGAAAGGCTATCTATGATGGAAAGAGCCAAAAAGAAAGATGTTGATTTAGGAGTAAATACTCGGTATGAAAGAGCATTAAGAAAGGTTCAATCAGTCGAAACTAATAATAGAGAAATTATGGCTAGTAGGGTTTTTCTTGAAAACAAAATTGAGCAATTAGAAGAAATTCTTCAAGATAAGGACAAAATTGTATCCAGAAAAATTAACAAGTTAAACGCTTCATTAAGAAGAGTTATCGCTTCGGGTAAAATTAAAAACATTCAGTCCATGATGGCTACTGTTAAAGATATTAATAATAATAAAGAAAAATATGTAAGTGAAGCGACTCAAGAATTAGAAAGAGAAATTTCTCAAGAAAGAAGAAAATTGGAGAGACTAAAGACAGACATTGATACCTTTGACCAAGACGAAAATATTAAAGAGTTTGGTAAGTTTTTAGGAATGTTTAGAGAAACAGACCCTTCTAAGGTAGTTAAGAAGAAATTAACAAAAGGTATTAATTTGTTATCTTATCTAAGAAGATATTCTAATCAAATGGCTAAAATTACCCGTGAGTCTGAAGGACAGATTACTCAAGGATTTACTGAATTTATGATGGAAAATCCCGATGTTAAAGTAGTGGATGGTTTATTTGAAGGATTCCCTACTCTTAATGCTGCTGAAATGGCTAAATTTGAAGATGTTTCTGAAAAGTATCAAGAAAAGTCAAACGTATTAGGAAACATTGTTGAGCAATTAAAGAGTCTTACTAGTGGGGAGGAAGTAGAATGACGTGGGATTACTATGGAGAAGGAGAGAATTTTATTCTCAAAGAAGAGAAAAAAAGACCTAAGAAACTTCTTGATTCATTAGATGCTAAAGGAAGAAAGAAATTAAAGAAAACTCTTCAAGCGGCTGAACCAACAGAATTTTTTGGTCAGGACTTTACTAAACTGGGTGAATTAATTTCCACTCTTAAAGAATTGGAACTGATTAAATCAGATAAGAAGTTAAACAAGAAAATGAAGTCAATGGATGAAAGGAATATTGATATAGTGGCTACTGCTACGAAACTTCGTAAAGAGTATGAACTTCTTTACAGACAATTAAGAGATTTAGTTCATCCAAGCGGAAAAAAGGAGGAAAAGAGATGACAGAAGAAAGTATTAACAAAGATGTATTGGAAATCATTAAGGCTCTAACTGCTAAGGTTGAAGCATTAGAAAAAACTATTTATGCAAAGGATAGCCTTTTAATGAAGGCTGGTTTGGTTGTTTCTCAAAGTCCTACTCCTGCTATGGATAATACAGTTGGTGGTATTGATTCATTACCTACTACTGATGTTTCTAGTATGGATTGGTCGGAAATTCACAAGATGGTTTCAAAGATGGAGTGATTTAAATGCCTGAGAGAGTTACAAGAGAAGAACGAAAGATTAGCCTTATGATTCAAAAGGCAAGAGAAGCCAAAGAAATGCTTTATCAATCATTAATGGATAACAACAGGAATCCTATGGATGATGAATCGGAAGCAGTTAAATTAAAGCGACCAAAGGCTGAAAATTATAACTACAAAGCAGAATCAAATGATGGCCCTGCTACTCTTCATGCTTATGCAGGAGAAATTACCAAAATGGTCATGTTGCTAAAGAACATTCTACCTGAAGATTATGAAACAAATCCTTTCTTAGATGATGAGAAGAGAGTTAAGTTAATTAGCCAAATTGATGGTCTTGCTACTATGCTAAGTGGTTTATCTAAGCAAATTAAAGATGCTAAGCCCGAAGAACAGCGAGAAATGATGGGTGAAATTATTAATATCAATCGTAAATTAAAGACTTTAGAAGAAGAGTTATCTAAAATTCCTGAACAAACTAAGTTTTATGATTCAGAATATTCGGGAGAAACCTTAGACCCTGAATACGAAAGAAGTAGATGATTCGTATGAAATTGGCTTCTATTGAGAAGGATAAACAACCCTCTCAAGAAATTCTTCGTCTATTTGAAAAGACAAGAGTAGCCTATTTATCTGCTATTCACGACCCAACAGAATATTCGGGTCGTTGGCGTAAAGCCGTAGATATGATTACTGAATCATATGAAGAATCAGATGCCGCAGGTAAAGAAATGCGAAACTTCATTGATGAAAAGGATTTAGAAGATAAAGACACAAAAGACCCTACTTCAAGACAAGCGAAAGAACTGTATGAAAAAATAAAATTGCTTCGCTATTCATCTTCTATTGTTGCCGACCCATTCGCTTCTATGTTCAAGGATAACGTCCTTGAAGAATTACTGGATAATCCAGAAAGCATGGTTAAATTTGTGCATTATGCGTTAAGGGATGACAATAAAGCCCTATCTGCTGACATTTACAGCGTTAAAGGGATGCAACCCGATACAATTACGGAGGGTCTTAGAGGACTTGACCTAGAATCGGATGACATAGCCCTCTATATTATTGAGCATTACGGAGATGGAAAAGACTCAAAGAAAGTCGAATCTAAAGTAAAGGCTGCTATGGATATGTTAGAACTAATTTTCTTTTCTAAGAACGAAGAGAAAGATTGGGAAGAATTGAAGGATATTGAGGGAGTAGAGAAGTCTGTTCCTAATGATGAGAAAAAATCAATCTCTCAATTTATTGTTCCTAATAAACCAATGTATAGAATCTTTGAAGTAAAGGACATTGAAGAATTAAAGGGCTTTAGTGGCAATTGGTATGTTCAAGAAAAGTATGATGGCATGAGAGTGCAATTACATAAAATTGACGATAAGGTTACTATTTATTCTTATAATGGTAAAGACATTTCTAGTAAATGTAAAGAACAGGTTGATGAATTAAAAAAGAAAGAATACGGTGATTGTATTTTTGATGGGGAATTAGTTCTCTTTGATGGAGATGAGCCTCTTCATAGAGCAGATACTATTGCTCATGTATTCAAAGATAAATATAAAGATGCTAAATTGAGATGCCATGTGTTTGATATTATTCGGCATGAAGCACAAACATTAGCAGATGAAGAATTAGAAAACAGAATGACAATCTTATTCAACAATTATTCTTCTAAATCAGGAGAAGCAATTGCTTATCCATCAAAGAAAGATACTCGACAGGCAGATAACTTAAAAGATATTGAAAAGTATGCCGAAGAAATGATGGAAATTCCTACATCTGAAGGTGTGGTTATCAAAGATTCTACTTCAACATATTACATAGGAACAAAGAAAAACCCTAAGTGGATTAAACTAAAAAAGTTTGTTGATTTAGATGTTATTGTTTTAGATAAGAAAAAGACAAGAAGCAATCTTTATTCTTATACTGTCGGAATTGGCCCAGTTGATGAAGAAATGACTGGTGCTACTGAAATAGATAAAAGATATTATCTAAATGTAGGCAAAGCACTTAATACTAAAATTTCAGTTGATGTTGGAGAAATTATTCGAGTAAAGGTTGATGAAGTTAAAAAGAAAGGAGATGGTTTTAGTTTATTTTCAGCAAAACCTATTGAGATACCCGAAGTAGAACATCCTGATAAACTTGTAACTTTAGAATTATTATCACAAGATACTAAGAAGTCTCTTAATTATGATGTTGAGGCATTTACAAAAGGAGTTAAAATAACAGACCATATTCATGGAGAAGCCAATGTAATTATCAAATATGATTTGGACGGCTTTACTATTTATGGATATGAAGAAGATAACTTAATGTCTAAGAATGCCACAATGGATTTAGATATGTGGAAACAACAAGCAATTGATATTATGAAGTCTAAGCAAAGTGATTTGACTGTGGCTTCCTTCCAATATTTAAAAATGAACGGAGATAAAACTCCTAAAGAATTAGATAACTTTTTAGTGAAAGAACATAAGGATTTATATGAAGATGTTCTTGAATCTGATGAAAAGAAGTTAAAGAAGTGGATAATTCTTAGAGATGGTATTAGTGAAAAGGATGGTAAAATTTCTGCTGATGATGATAAAATCATGCAGGAAGAGGAAATCAAGAAAGAAGATATTAAGGCAGTTGATGGAGAATACAAAACACCTCCCGAATTAAGGGAAGGAGAATTTAAATTATATGCTAGAGAAGATGATAACTTAACTTTAGCAATCAAACTAAAGACAGAAAATATGTTCTGGACAATTGATATTGAAAATGAAGAAGAGATGTTTGACTTATTCGGTGCGGCTGGCAAATATCCAGCAGAAGTAGCAAAGACTGTAACTAAAGGAAAGGTTGTTGATTCTGGTAAAATAAGATTAGGTATTCAAAGAGATGGCTACCATGAATATTTCTTAGAAGGTAACAAGTTTGAAACTAAAATGCATTATAGAGTATTAGATGTGGATGGAGAAAAAATGTGGCTTGCATGGACTGGATTCAAACAAACTCCTGCTGATAAAGAAGGAGATGAAGGAAAGTGGAATATCTATGAAGATAGGTATAACAAATTGCCCCTTCCTACTGAAGAATAGGTTGTTCTTTATATACTCGTTAATGGTTAGTTGGGGTTGAGAAGAATGACTTCTGCGGTGATGCGAAACAACACTTCGGATTTTAGGATTCTCAAGAGCCAAGACGACTTAATGATTGGAGGATATGCAAGCATTGAAATCGTTGATAAACAAAATGATTTAATCACATTAAAAGCCCTTAAAGAAGCGGTCAATAAATACATGGAGAACCCAAAGTTTAGAAATGTAATGACAAATCATTCAAATGTTCAAGTCGGAGAAGTAGTAGAATCATACCGAGATCAATCAGGGAGATTGTTTAAAACAGAAGTAGATGATGTTGGATTCTTCGTAGTTATTAAATTAAGAGATGATATAGAAAAGGCCAAAGAAATTAATCGTGGCATTAGAAAAGGTTCATTAAGAAGTTTCAGTATTGGAGGACAGGCTTTAGAAAAAGTAAAGAAAACCAATGACGAATTTGGACAATACAACGAAATTTCAAAGTTAGAATTACATGAAGTCACTATTTGTGAAAAAGGAATTAATCCAGAAGCAAAGTTTGACATATTAAAGCAAGAAAAAACAAAAAAGGTGAAGAAAATGACCAAAATAGAAAAAGCATTGGCAGAACTTGACGCTCTTATGGAGGAAGTCAATATGTTAAGAAAAGAAGAAGAAGAAAACATGGACATGAGAGATAAGGCTATGCACGATAAAGAAGCGGGCATGGGCGAATACATGGACGAAGACGAAGAAAACATGGACGAAAAGGGCATGCACGAAAAGGGTATGGGCGAATACATGGATGATGAAGCCAAAGCCTATGTTCCTACCGTTGATGGAGCAGGTGTCGAAATTGGCGAACCTGCTGATAGAATCGTTATTGACAACGGAAAGCCAAGAGCATCAGATTTGCCAGTAGTTAAGGCATTTAACAACGATGAACTTGAAACCCTTGATTTGTCTGTTGGAAACATTGAGAAGGCTTACGAGGCTTTCCGACAAGAACAACTTGAAAAGTTGGCTTACGATAACCTCCAAAAGCAATTTGAGGCTCGCTTTAACGCTGAAACTTCTCAAAGAGAAAGTATTCTCGCAAAGTCGCAATATGATGCACAAAGCGAAATTGCTTCTCTTAAGAATGAATTTGCTTCCCTCCGAAAGTCTTTGACGGCTGAGAAGGAAACAATTCTAAAGGCTCAAGAAGAAGCCACTATCAAACTCCCTACAATGGATGAATTAGCCGAAATGGATTGGGCTGACATTCATAAGATGGTTGGAGGAAACCTTTGAGGTGATTTAACATGGTTGGATATATTAACACAATTGCAGATTTAGAAGCACAAACATATGGAACAAACGCTACTGGGCATATTAGCAATCAATTGCTAAAGGCCGCAGGAACAGTAAGTGGCATTCATGTCGCTCACGATGGTTCATTAAGCGACCCAACAGGTATTAACGCAAATCTTTACAACAAAATTTACGGCCAAAAGGTTTGGTCTATGCTTAACCGAGAATGCAACGCATTGTCTGTTATCGCAAAGCGACCTTATTCTTCAAGTGGTTGGAGAATCCTAAAGAAGCGTCCTGCTGGTGGAACAGGTAATTTCCTTGATATTACCAAAGCCTCCAATACGGCTCTTTCTGACTCTTTGTATGGTGATGATTCCCTTCGTGCAGATAGAATTGGTGGTGTTCCTGAAAACGCATCATTAGATTCAAACACCGATGGTTTGATTTCAATTGCTCCTGAATACGACACACTATTCACCAGTCCAAAGATTATTGCTCATCAATTCGCTTTTAGCGAACTTGCTATGGAAATGGCTCAAATTGATGATGGTATCGGTGATATTCGAGCACAATTGAGAGAAGATATGGGCAAGCACCACGCTGAAGTCCAGAATCAAATGCTTGTTATGCCATTGGAGAACTATTCTCCAACTACGGCATATACCACACTCAACGCTATTGATAGAGGATATACTTCTCTTTACAAGATTGTAAGCAGTTCTGGTGAAATTGATGAATTGGCTGACAATTCTGGTGGAAACCTTGTTGGAACGGCAACTGACCAACAAATTGACACTCTTTACGGAAAACTCCGAAGTGATGCTGGCAACGAGTATTTGGATGCAGAAGTTTCTTTCGGTGATGGCTACCTTTCAGCAGAAGCACGACAATTGACGCTAACTGTTATTAATGATATGGTTCGCAGACTCCGTGTTGCAGGTGGTTCTCCAAAGGTTATTCTTACTGGATATGATACGCTTCAAACGCTTTCTGACTTATTGCAAGCACAAGAAAGATTCATGGACAGAAAGGAGATTGTTCCTACTGTTAATGGAGTAAGAGGTGTAAAGGGTGCAGAAGTTGGTTTCCGAGTATCTACTTACTATGATATTCCTTTGATTCCTGTTGCTGCTATGCCTTCTACTGGTAATAACTCAAGTCAAATTAGTGATATGCTTTTCCTTGATACAGACCATTTGTGGCTATCTGTTATGAAGCCAACTCAATACTTTGAAGATGGTATTAGCAACGGAAACCCATTCGGTGTTGGCAATCTTGGAAACAAGGCTCTTTACCGAACAATGGCTGAAACTGGTTGTTCTTACTTTAAGGGTCAAGGAAAGATTACCAATCTCCTTTGAGGTGATTTAATTGGCACATACAACTACATTATTGGCAGACCATAAAGGTTTTACCAAGCCAAGAGCAAATGGCGACGAATATATGGTTGATGCTATTATCAACATTACTGCGTATGTTGCTGGTGGTATTACCTTAACTGCTACTGAAGTCGGATTAAGTCAAATTACTCAAGTTATGATTACTGGGGTTGAAGAAATTGGACATTCAGCACGACCTGTAATTTCAACAGCAGGTGCTTATGAATCTGTTTCTAGCGTTAAAATTATTCTTTCTACTGGTTCTGCTCAACAAAGCGGAACTGGTGATGAAGGAATGGTTCGTGTAAGAGTCTTTGGCCTCCTTTGAGGTGTTTTAATTGGCAACAATTAAATTAACCAAAGGTTCAAGAGCAAAAAGGCTCTTAGTCAATGGGGAGTTATTGGCGAGGGATATTTCTTTAGATGTTCCTGTTCAAGACGCTTTACGATATTTAGGCGACGATTGCCTCGATATTTCTTTTGCCGAAAGCGAAAGAAAAGAATTGAAGCAACTTGACCCTTCTATCTTAACTCGATTAGGTAGGGCTTTAGGAAGAGATTTAGATACACATGATAAACTGTGTGCATATCTTCTTCCCGCTAAGGCTAAACCAAAGAAAGCCCCTGCTAAGAGCAAAAAGTCGTCTTTGACTGAATAATCCTAGCGATAGGGTTAAGAGGGTGATGCCTCATAGACTGTTTGAGCGAGAGTGATGAATCATGCCGAGTTGCAGAAGTAGTGGTCTTTTAACGGCTAGTAGTAAAGTATTTGTTGGTAAATGCAAATTAATTTCAATTCATATTAACAACGATAGTGGCGCACCTTGTCAAATTAAAGTATTTGATGGAGAGGATAATACAGGTAAAGAATTAGCCCGTATAGATTTAGATGGTGCGGCTACTCAAACTATTGAATTTGACATGCATGGTGTTCTTTGTTCTGAAGGAATTTATTACGAAGAAACTACTGGTAATGCAAACGCATTCATTCACTTTGCTTGAGGTGTTTAAATGGCAGCATTAAGTCAAGATACTCGTCTAATTATGACAATCCTATTTGTTGGCGCATTAAGCGGAACAAATGTTTGGGCATATGCGGCATTTGGAATGAATTTCCCATATGGCCCATTAGCGCATTCAGTTCTATTTGGTTTAGGAACAATTGGAGCAATTATGGTTATGAAAGCAATCTTTGATTTATCTCTCAATGATAGAATTGAACTTTGGCTCTTAGACCGTAAAATTGCGGCATACTGGGAAAGAAAGGCTAGGGATGAACAACAAAGACAAAAGATGCGTGAAAGCGCAAAGCAATACAACACTACCTTTTATCAACCTGTTCAGCAGGAAGAAGAGAATAGCGTTGGTAATGAGTTCTTAGCCGCACTTCAATAGGCGGTGAAAGAATGGTCTTTGGCGACATAATGGGCTTTTCTGATTCAGATTATGCCTATAATCAACAAAGAGCGCATTCAGCAGACATTTTCTTTTTGAAGATGCGAATGCTTTTTTGGGCTTCTTGTGCTACGCTTTCAGCATTTTTAATCGGAAACATCATGGGTGTTTTTGATATTAATGTTATGGGTTGGTTATTCGATAACCTTCTCAATGGGTGGGGGCATTAATGTCATTAATGACAGGATTTGCTATTCTTGTCGGTGAAGCAATTATAGGATTTTATAAAAAAGTTCACGCTATTAATTTCGGAGTTTATGGAGCAACAATGGTTGGTAAAACAACATTAAGTCATCAGTTAAGAACAAGAGGAGAAGTGCCACAAATTAACGAAAGAACCGTTGGAAGGCATAGAGCAACGAGAAAAAATGTTAAAATAGATGGTAATTCGCATACGGTAAGAAGTGCAGATATTGGCGGAGAAGCAATTTACTGGAAAGAATGGGAAAAAGACATGCAAACTCGACGAGTAAAATACATTGTTTTTATGATTGACCACCGACATTTAGATAATGAAATTAAC